TCTTGTCGTTTGTGCTTCATCTCGAACAAAACTTAAAACTTCATTGAAATAATATGGTTTACATCGTCCTACTCGTGCAATTTTTGAGATAGCCTCAAATATTGAACTTGAACTATCAAAAATGCCATCAAACGTATCACCTCGACTTGACCAAAGGGAATCAAGACTTAATAATTTTGTTAAATCTAAGTCCGCATAACTTCGATTACCCCCATAGTATGACATCCATACATCAGCCAATGCCCAAGCAATAGACCTTGTTGCTGTTGGTGCTGACCACGTTGTACCGTTATATATGTTTAATTTTCGTGTAGTTACAACAGACAAATCATTCAATTCAAAATTGTTTTCTTCGTTAGTGTTTGTAATTTCAACACTTAAAAGACTTTTATCCCCGTAATATTTTATGTTAGGATATTTAACTTTTATTCTTTTTATTTTTACTTGATCTGAAATCTCATTCCAAAATCCTGCAAGTCCTTTGTCATTATATAAAATGCATTTATATTTAGAATAAATATTAGTTTCGTAAGTTCCATTTTTGAAAATTGATTTAGTGTTATATATATTTGGTGTATATTTTTTTTTGGTGTGAAATTCTTGTATTGAATAAATTTTAGATACTGAATCAATCCATTTACCATATAGTCCACTTATTGGCTGGTACATATAATTTTTTTCTTGAACAAAATTGTTAACATAAATAAGCCCTGTTCGTGAACTTGTAAATGTTACTATTCCATTTACATAATCGATTGAACTTATTTCATTATCGGGAATCACATTATATGTGCCTGTGTATTCGGTAAAATAAAAATCGTTTCCAAAACTCAAATTATTAAATGAAGGGAATTTTATTGAGCTTAGATCGTTGTTATTAACCCAATTTCTTTTACTAATTGAGGCTTGATATTGATTATTACCGATGTTGCTTAATTCTTCTTGATACGTTAATTGATAATGTGTAGTTATTTCTGTTCCACTTGAATCTATAGGAACTAAATATCCTCCTGCATTAACAAAAGGATTAAAATCAGTATATATCGTACCATCTTTGTTATAAACACCTAATAATTGGGGGATATGCATATCTATTTCTATATTAAAATCATCATTATAGAAATTATCTATAATAAAGGTCTTTGTGTAAGTATTTTTTACAAAATAAGGTAAGGCAATATCATTACCACTAGAATCTTTGATATGATAAAAAGGATTAGTTTCAATATCGCTAGTTTTCCATATCGAAACGTTTTGCAATGTTGCCCCTGAACTTGCCCAAGCTGTAACATCTTTAAGCGTGATTACCGATTGAACAGTATTAACACCATCTTGTACAGTATCAATTTCATAAACCCCGTTATAATCTGTATTTGTTTCATGAAAAATTCTTATCTCGTCATCTTCTACAAAATTTTTAGTGGCATAATATTCTTTGTAATTTAAAGGTGTTGCTGTATTAAATGTAATTGTTTTTGCTGATTTATCAAATACAACATCGGAAGGATCATATATTTGTGATCTGCTTCCTGAATTGAGATTTACATTTTGAATTTCTTTCAAAGTCAAAACATTATCGTCAAACCGTGTAAAACTAGCATTCGGGGTATGTAATACAGTTGATACATCTGTATTGTTTAATACACTGGTTTTCCCAAAAAAAATGTCATTTAATTCATGCTCACCATGCCCTAAACACAACAAATATCTTATTACTGCTGTATTGTTTTCGTGCCTAATATAAGGGGCGGAGGCTAAATCGGGATACCATTTAATTTTTCCGTACTGGTTAGGTATAGTTTCGCCTAATCTTGCAATATTTGAACTAAGTCTAGGATCATAATTTTTAGATTTTTTTTGGTCTATATTATATAAATTTTCTGGCAAATCTAATTCTGGGGCTTGAGCTGGTGAAAAAAAATTGACTACTGCTCCTATTGCCTTTGTTCCAATATCTCCTTCTAGTTCTGTAAAAATATTGCATATATCATTACCATTTAATACATAATCATAATTTTCTTTATCGACTATTGTTCCGTTTAACGTGATTTTTAATTTTTTATTTACATAATTTTTGCCAAAAAACGTTAATAAAAACGTATCTATTTTAATACTATTTTTAAATTGATAATGACTTTTTACGTCCGTATTAAACGGATTTTCAAAAACATTAATTAATATATTTTCTGACATCGGTAAAATTCCATTTTTTTATATCCATTCATTTTTAATCGTTGTATGTCATTATACAACAAACCTATATTATTTAAAAAATGATAACATCCGTTATCTATCCAAATACCAACATGGTGCATTTTATTATTTTTTGAAAGCAATACAATGCAATTATCTTCTGGAACATCTATTTTTTGCCAACATTCAACGTTTTCTTTTTCGTTTTGTATCACATGAACAATAGATTTATATTTTTCAACGTTTACATAATCAATTTTAAAATCAAAATTAAATTTTTTTTTATAAAATTTTTTTACAAAATCAAAACAATCACTAGAACTTAAAAAATAAGTATCAAACAAATTAATATTTTTCATTTACTGATAATCAAATTTTGAAATGTATTATCATATTTAGCATTAGGGAATTTAGCATTATTTAAGTTTAAAAAAACTGCTTGTCCTGATATTGAAAAATTATCTACACTTACATTTTTGAGGTATAGCTTGGTGGGGTCTGCTTGCGGTGTTGTAGTATCACTTGCTAAATATACCCTGTATATTAATTCAATAGGATTGTTATTTTCATCTAATGACGTGTTTTCGAGCATATCAACAAGCGTTGTATTAACTGCGTCAATATTAATATTAATGTATTGATTACCTTGTGAGTTTTTCGATGGTCCGTCAATAGTAAAACTGTATTTTTGAAATGTTGCCAAAGGTCCTCCATTTTCTAAATTAGCAACAAAATCATCGTTATTTTGTACGATATAATAAGGACTTGAAAACGTGGTGTGATTTAATTGCAACGTATGCAATATAATATCATTACCCGAACTTACATAATTTTCTTTTAAACTCTCCGTTGTCATATTTTTTAAATTAACCTAAATTAATTTTACCTGTTGGATTTATGCTTTTATGTAATTCTTGAATAGCTTTTAATAACAAAGGTATCATTTCGACATAAGATAAAGTTAAAGTCCCATCACTTCTTTTTTGTACTAAGCTTGGTAATATTTTTTCTACGTCTTGAGCAATGAAACCAAAATAGTCTTTTGTATCTTTTTCATTTTTGAAATTAAATTTTTTACTTTCTAATTTCAATAATTTTGCCAAAATGTCATCTGGACATTTTTTTATATTTTTTTTCAAAGTTTTGTCAGAAGTTGATACTAAAGAGCCTGAATAGCCTATAGAGCCTGAAACATCCAATTTATAGGATGGATTGGTCAAACCCATACCCACATCACCATTAGAGTCAATTCTCATTCTTTCATGCAATGTATTTAAATTTGCCGTGCTAAAAGACATAGCATTAAAAGCTGAAAAGCTACTTGAAGAGGATGCATCGTCAAACAATTTAATTTGCCCTCTAATAGCTTCTGTTGTTGAAGTATCATTAGACCTAAAATTGATAGTTCCAATAATATCTCCTGAATTCCAAGCTGAACCCTCAAAACTATTAGTAATACCTAAAGTTGCTCCATTTGTTTGGTCATTTTTTGAAATTTCTAAAAGTGATTGAGGACTTGTTGTTCCAAAACCAACATTCCCATTTCCATTTATAGAAATATGTGGGGTTATTGAGTTTTGGTGGTTAGCATTAAATTCAAGCCTATTATCTGTTACCGCACCCCCAGCCCCTGCATTAAAATAAATAGCACCCTTGTTACCTGTTGAACCGCCACTTGAAACTCCTTCAAAAGCTATACAAGCTGATTCGCCATCACTCGTGTTTTTAATTAAAAATTGTGATGTTCCGTTCGCTAGTGTATATGCACTTTCAATGTGTAATTTTGAGCTTGGACTTGCTGTTCCAATTCCAACAGTTTCTAAAATTGTTGTTCCTGTTGCTGTTAAATTAGAACTGCCTATGTCAATATTACCAAACGTATTCGTTATTGAACCTGAACTTAAAGCTCCAACGCCTGTAATATTAGCTTGGCTTGCTGTCAATATTGTTCCTGTAAGATTACCTGTCACATTTCCTGTTACGTCTCCTGTAAGATTACCTGTTACGTTTCCAATTAAATTAGAAGTTACCGTATTAAAAATAGCATTTCCAACACTACCGCTTATTACTTCACTGCCATTTGTTGCGTCTGGAACAAACGTAAAAGAATTTGTTGATCTATCCCAACCAAAAAAACCAAGTTTTTCAGTTGTATCATAATATTTAAATTCAATACCTCGATCTTTACCGTCATTTACCGTTTGCGTATCTTTCGATAAGGTTATAATCGGGTCTGATAACATAGTAACTGTAGAATCGACCTGCGTTGTTGTTCCATTCACGACCAAACTGCCAGTAACGGTTAGATCATTTAATAATGTTACTGCATTGGTAGGGTCTATCTGGTATGCACCCCAATAGCCTGAAATTAAATCAGTTGAAAATGTGCCTGACGTATGAGAAATAACACATATATATACTACTGAACTTTCTACAACAATATCTTTTTGGGCGTATGTTGTGGCTGTTGACCAATTTCCTCTTGGATTGACTGCTGATAACTCACCTATAACCCCAGTTAATGATTTAATTGTTCCGTCATCTAGTGTAACCGTATCATTTACACCCCCATTCACAAAACTATCTAATCGCGTTGTGTTAGTAGTAAACTTATCTATTTGAACTTGTGTTGGATTAGCCATTTTTTTAACTCCTTATTTATAAATTTTCAAAAGCGTTGTATAACGTTTCATTAACAGCAACATCAATTTTATCTAAATAATTTGACGCAGTTTCAAACCCTCTTACGCCCCCGCCTAATGACGCTATCAAGCCTAACATGACAGTATCATAATTAATGCCTGTGTTTAGCTCGTTACCTTCACATTTACAAGTAACAGTGCAAAATTTACCGTTCCATGTATAATTCGGATTTTCAATAAATCTTATTTCATGTGATGATTGAATACTGTCGCCAACTGGCATATTCATGTTAAACCAATTAAGCCCATAGTCTAACTCAACTTTAAAAAAAGCTTGAAAATAAGATAAGCTATCCTCATCTAAGATTAATTGAAAATCAAAATTTACTGGTACTTTTGTAAATCGTTTTCTTGCAACTGTAAACCCTGAATCCATTCTAGTCCGTATTAATCTAGCTTCTTCTTGGTGTCTTGCATTACTAACTATCGGGGAAGGTAAAACAGAATGTGGATAATTTATACTTGTCATGCAAAAGCCCCTTGCCTTGATAATTT